TAAAGAATGTGTTTTTTATGTTCTATATTACACTCAAAAGAGCAATATTTAGAGTATTTGTTTTTTAATGCTTTTCCACAATTAATACATTCAATTATTCTATCATTTCCAACCCTCTTTGGATATTTACTCCCATTTATTTTAGCTGCACATGATTGTGAACAATATTTTCTATTATCGCTTATCAATCCATTAATTTTTTTACCGCAACACTCACATGTGACATCTTCATGAAAATCATCTTTATTCTGATGATACCCTAATTTGTTTAATTTTAAACGAACCGATTTAGTGGTTCTATTTAATAGTGCCGCTATTTCTGAATATTTTAACCCGTTTTTAATGCTGTTAATTGCATCATTAATTTCAATTTCTTCCCATTTTTTCATAATTTATTATTTTATTAATAAATATGAAAAAAAAGAGCAAAATTAAAGAATTGAATTAATTTTTTTTGAGGTCTTACACAGGCTCTAACTGTGGTTTCAAGATTACAAATCTAGTGTTCTAAACAACTGAACTATAAGACCGTTTTTAAATAAAAAAAATTGAGTAAATCACTTTCCGACATTTGGATTTGTGATTTACTCAATTTTAAGCGTACTTATAAATTAAAATTCTTCTTCTCTTCCAAATATCGTACAGATATTCGGAATTGAAATCTGTGCTATATTAATATAATCGTATTTGTTTTACTGTATTGTTTTTGCTCTCTTGCAAAAATATTTTCATCTATTTCTAAATGGCTATAATCGGATGCAACATTAGTGTTATAAGGTCGTATACCCCCCATAAAAATGGCTGACCAACAATTCACGAGTAAATTGTTTTTCAACATTAGAATGATATTTAACACATTATTTTTCATCTTACGATTATTTTATTTATTTTTTTAATATAAGTAGTAATTTTTTTTAAAAAATTAAATTTTATTTTCAATTATTTTTTAAAAAATGTTATTTTTTTTTATTTTTTTTAATTTTGACGAAACGTAGTTAAGTTACAAGTTTAATTTAAAAGGAACGTTTTATGTCAATTTTTTGTAAAAAGCGAAAACTAATTTTTTTTCCCCAATTTTTTTTAAAGGAAGTTTTTATGCTTTTTGTTGCGGAGGCCCGACTCGAACGAACGACCTTGAGATTATGAGTCTCACGAGCTACCAACTGCTCCACTCCACGGTGTTTTTTAATTTCTCTGCAAATGTACGACAAATATTTGGAATATACAAGTGTTTAAATATAAAAAATGTTAAATACACAATAATTTAAATATAGAACCCAAAATTATCCCACCAACTACCATTTTCATTATGTTTTGAACGTCTATCCGCCATTTCCATTAATTTAAAATTTTCTGGAATAAAAGAAAACTTTCTATTTGCATGATTACCTTTTGCTAACATTGAAAAATATTGTTCAACTGCTGATTTAACCATTGGTAATGCATCATGTCCTTTCCCGTAAACAAATTTTTTATTTACGCTGCCAATAGCGCCTTTTTCGGGGCTTGTTACAATGTAACCTAAAAAATCAACACCATCACAATAAAGAACTGTATCTTGTGGACCATAACCTAAATCTATTTGACCTAATTTAATAGCATTTTGTCTGTCGATATTAGGTATCATTAATGATAATTCGTCGACAACATCTATTTCACCTTCAACATAACCACCTTTTAATTCAATAAAGCCATAACCAAGTTTTCTAACTTCATTTTTTAATGTAACATAAGCTTTTGTTTTCTCATCTTCACTCATAGCTGAACGAGAAAGGCTAATCATAGCAAAGGGTCTTCTATTCTCCACATGTTGCCATAATCTTGACAATCTTGTTTCACCTAAGAATTTTACCTTATCGATAAACTCTCTTATTTCTAATGTTTCGTTATTCATGTTAATTTACTTTTTTTTCTATTTCGCCACAAAAGTACTACTTTAATTAAATATAACAAAATTTTAAATGTTAAATAATATTAAAACCACAAAAATTTTATTGTTAAGAACAAAGTCATGTAATGAATGAGTTGATCAAATCCAATTGTTGTGAAATATTTATGTCTTTTATTTCTTGTTAGATAATTATTGTTTACCAATGTTATTGTTAAGTCAGTTATTAAATGAATAATATATGTAATAACAAAAAAGAACAATAAAACAAAATAGCTAACCGATGGTAATTTACTTATTAGTTGCACAAATAATAATAAAAAGGTAATTATACCACTATATATTAAAGTGTGAGGTAAAAGATGTTTTAAAACGCTTTTTAATTTTGTTATAAAATTTTTTGAACGTGTTAATTTTAAATTATTTTTTTGGGTTACAAAATCACCTAAAAAATGTCCAACTAAAACGGCTGCTATTATATATAAATTCATAGTTATGCAATTATCCATCCTCTCGCTGGTTGGTAGCTTTTAATTTTAGCTAATGATTCAGCCATTTCCGCCTGTGTTTTTAATTGTGCTGCTGGCATTAGTCTTGTTAGTCTATCTGTTAATTCTGTTAATACCTTTTCTTTTTCGGCTTTTCCTTGTTCGTGTAGCATTGCGTAATCCAATTGCATTTCAGCATCCATGATAGATATTTTACCAGAGGCATAACCTCTAATATTACCAACTAAAATTTTAGCTTCGGCTATTAATAGTTCTCTGACAGTAACCTTAGATGGTTCGTTCAACAAGTGAAAGCTTTTAGCTTCATCCATTGGAACAACATCTGGTGTTAATATAACGTCTGGATTTTGTATTCTACAATCTTCGGCATCTTGTTTGGTGTTTGTTTCATAATAATAATAGTAAATATGCCTTCCAACAGTTGACCACATTTGACTTCCAGTATCTGTTATTTTATAACCACCAAAATTTAATTTAGAACCAGGCGTTGATAACAAATGTAAAATTCTAGTTCCGTTTGGCCCTGCCGTTACATTATATGTTAAATCTGATTTAATAAAATCTTGTTTGTATGCTAAATCTGTTGCTAACAATGCTGAATCATATGCATTCATCATAAAACCACCACCGTAAGCCGAACCACCCATCATACCCATTTGAGCAAATCCTGGTAACATACCAGCACCGCCACCCATATCAACACCACCAACCATTGCCATAACACCTATATTAGTAGTTGTAGGTGTAAACCACATTACTTTGGATATTTCTCTACCAGCTGGTATAATATAATTTTGTTTTCCTTCTTCAAGTGTAATAAAATCTTCTTTTAATTCCCACGGGCCTCTTTGTTGTAAACTAACATCTTTTGAAAACCAATAAGACCATTCTTTGGCGTAATCAAACGTTCTTGTACTTAATAAAAAAGCCATATCATTTTGTGAAATGCTTTTGTTATTTAATGATGACCATTGTGATTCAATTAAAAAATTTTGAATAACTTTGTTATGATCTTCCAAACACATTTCTAATAACGTGCAAAGCATATCATCATCTAATTGAACTGGACGCACTGGTGCACCAAGTTTAACTCGAACTTGTTTAAATAATTTTATTGTTTTATCATCTAAATTAGCCATATTTGTGGATTTTTTAATATAAATAGTAGATTTTAAAGTTTTTTTAATGAAAATAGATGTTTTATTTTTCTTAAATACTATTTATTTTAAATTAAATAGTTATATGGTAATTTCAAAAAAAAGGATTTTAGAGGAGTATGCTAAATGTGTTCAAGATAAATCTCGTATTTATATGATAGAGAATTATTTTAAAACACTTGATGCTACACAAAATAATACAGTCCCTTTAAAATTATTTCCAAGACAAAAGGCTTATTTAAAAAATTTAAGCGAAAATATTGAGAACCTTGCAAGTAAACCAAGACAGGCTGGGGTTTCCACTATAACTTGCGCTAAATTTGCTTGTGAAATAGCTCTTGCAGATGAAGACACCCCAGAAAATATATTACTTATAGCAAACAACTTGGATTTATCCAAAGAAAACTTAATGAAAATAAAGGAATTCTTGGAACAAGTGCCTTGGTGGTTTTGGGGTGAAGAATATGAACCTATTGAAGATAAACCGATAAAATCTATATTTGTTAAAGCAAATGAAAAATATCTCATATTAAACAATAAGAGCAAAGTGTATGCTCGTAGTGCTGGGCCAAATGCCAGTCGTGGTTGTTCTGCCATTTCAAGAATTTTGTTTGATGAGGCAGCTTTTATTGAAACCCCATCAACCATAACATCTGCTATTTCTACAACAGCGAGTTCGGCTAAGAGTATAATATATTGTAGCACACCAAATGGGTTTGACCAAGTATATCATAGTGTTTATAGCCAAGCTTTAAAAGGTAAAAATACCTTTAAAATAAGTGAGTTTAGATGGTATCAAGATCCTCGTTATAATAAAAATTTAACTTGGACTAAAAAGAATAAAGAAACTGGAGATACTGAAATAATAAAAGAGCCGTTGATTGATAATATCGGTAATGTATTATATGATGAAGAGCATTGGAATGATATGGTTAAAAGTGGTTATAGACCATCATCCGATTGGTATAATGGGATGTGTGAAAGATATAATCATGATATTAAAAAAATATCTCAGGAGTTAGATGTTTCATTTTTAGGTTCTGGGGGTGCTGTTGTAGATTCAGAAATTACAGAAGCGTTAAGAACAAAATATTTAACTGAACCATTGTATTCAGATACTTTTTTTACTGAAGCGCATATTTTTAAAGAACCAGTGTTTGGTCATAAATACTTGTTAACTGCTGATGTTGCTACTGGTTCTGGGGCTGACTCATCTGTAATACATATATTAGATGTTGATTTTATTGATGAAACTGGATTTCCTAAAATTGAACAAGTTTTTGAATATCAAGGTAAAATTCAAGGTGATATATTAGGTGAATTAATTAACAAGTATGGTAGATATTATGGTAATGCATTTGTTGTAGTTGACTGTCAGGGAGGTACTGGCGATCCAGCTATTATTAAATTACAAGACTTGGGTTATCCTAATTTATATTATGATGATTTAAACTTGAAGAAGGTAACTTCGGATGAAGAAGGTAAATATATTGAAGATAACACGTCTAAAATGCCTGGGTTTAGATTAAGTTCTACTCGATTACAACAAATTATGAATTTGGAGAAAATGCTTCGTTTTGAAGAAGTTATTCCACGTTCTGTTAGATTCTTTGAAGAATTAAAAACATTTATTTGGAAGAATGGCCGTCCAGATCATCAATCTGGTTATCATGATGACACTATAACCGCAATGGCTATGGGCTTGTTTGTTTTACAATTCTCTTTTAAAAAATTAGAGGCAGTAAAAGAAAAAACCAAAGCTATATTAAGTTCAATGGTTTTAATTCAAAACGCTATTAATAATGTTGGTAATCATAAATTACCAGAAAATAAAATACCATTACCTTTTTTCACTCAAAAATCATTAGATAGAAAATTAAATCAAAATAAACCAATTAATCCATATACAGCTATGAATGCAATGGCAATGCAACAGATATTTGGCAGGTAATTTAAAAAAATAAAAAAATAAATATATTATTAACAATATTATAACACATTATGGCTAAACAAACAAACATATTCAAAGACTTAACCGCCGCTGTTTTTACGGGGTTTGATAAGAATGTTGAACAGGAGATTAAAAAGGTTAAAAACTATAATTTTTCCAATTCACAACCGTTATACACAACTACTGATCAACAAGATTATGAGTCAACTAAAAAATTGATGGGTCAAGAAAAATACTTGGCTAATCAATGGGTTCGTTCTGGGTATAATTTAAGTCAACAAACATCTATGGTGACATCAAATTTAAAATTGATGTATCGAGATGCTGATTTAATGGATGGTTATCCTATGATTGGAGCTGCTTTAGATTTGATCGCTGAAGAAAGTTCGGTGACCAACTCAAAAGGCCAAATACTTAACATACATTCAAAATCTCCGCGTATTAAAAACGTTTTAGAAGATTTGTTTGTTAATAGATTGGATGGGCATATTATAATTCCTATGTGGGTTAGGGCAATGGCTAAATATGGTAACTGTTATGCGATGTTAAATATCACAGCTGAAAATGGAATTATTGGGTCAAGACTATTACCAGTATATGAAATGGAAAGAATGGAGAATGGTTATTCATCCTCTTTTATAAATCCAGCGGCTGCTAGTAATGATATTGGAACACAATTTATTTGGGTTGGTAAAAATGAAGCAACTCCTTTTCAATCATGGCAGGTGGCACATTTTAGATTGCTTACAGATTCTACTTTTTTACCATATGGTGTTAGTTTTCTTAATAAAGGTAGAAGACACTGGCGTATGTTATCAATGATGGAAGATATGATGTTGTTGTATCGTTTAGAACGTGGTATTGAACGCAGGGTGTTTAAAATTTATGTTGGTAATATAGATGATGCCGATATACCTGGTTATGTAAATGATATTGCAAACACCTTTAAAAGAATACCTGTTATTGACCCAAATACTGGTCAATTAGACCTTAGAAAAAATACTTTATCGATTGCAGATGATATTTTCATCCCTGTACATGATAAAACAGATTCAACACCAATTGACACATTAGCATCGGCTACAAACATAGATAAAATTGAAGACTTAAAATTCGTTCAAGGACAATTGTTAACAGCTCTTCGAGTTCCTGGTGAATTTTTAAATTATGAACAATCCGCTGGTAATGGTAAAAACTTGGCTTTAAAAGACATACGTTTTACAAGAACCATTAATAGAATACAGCAATCTATTATCATGGAGTTAAATAAAATTGCTCAAATACATTTGTTTTTACTTGGATTTAAAGATGATTTAAATAACTTTAAAATCACAATGAATTCACCATCTTCACAATCAGAAATTTTAAAATTGGAAGAACTTTCTAAAAAAATAACTTTGGCTACAGATGCTGTTAGAGATGTTGGTAATGGTATGCAGATTATGAGTATGACTAAGGCTCAAAGAGAAATTATGGGTTGGACAGATGAAGAAATTATGGACAACCTTATGGAAATTAGAATGGAACGCTCTGTTGCCTCTGAATTAACCAAAACAGATCAAATCATTAAACGAAGTGGAATTTTTGATAAAATTGATAAATTATATGGTGAAGCAAACGCTGAATATGTAAGCGACGGTCTTGACGGTGGTGGAGATTTAGGTGGCGGAGGCGGAGCTGGCGGAGGCGGTGGTCTTGGTGGTGACGATACCTTTGGGGAAGGTGATATGGGGGGAGAAACACCACCAGATATGGGTGGAGAAGGTGATATGGGAGCTGGCGGAGCACCACCACAAATGGGTGGGGAACAAACACCCGCACCAGAAACCACAGAAGCACCAGCACCAGATGAAAACCCAATGGAAAGTATAAAAAAAGATTTAAATAAATTATTAAATGAAGCTAAAAGTAAACAAAAAACTGTTTATGAAACTCGTAAGAATACATTCTTTGATTCATACATAAATCATTTAAAAAACAATAGGAGTGGTTTATCCGAAGAAGTTGAAATAACACCAACGTTTGATAGAACATTTTTATTAAATCAAGAAACAATGGAAATGGCTAACAAGTTAAATGAATATGTTTCACCAAAAAACACTGTTGAAACACCAGTTGTTCCAGAAGTTAATAAAAAAGCAACCAATAAAGATAAAAAAACAGCTAAAAAATTGTTGAGAAATTAATAAAATGGTTAATTATTTAAACGGTGAAGAAGTAAGGCGTTATTTATTTGAAACTAATGGCGTTCCTAGCGGAATTGATTTAGTTTCAAATTACATATATAAATTTCTTTTAAACGACTTTATAAAAAATCCAGAAGAATATACATATAACCAATTTAATTATAAAATTGAAAAACCATTTGAGTTTGGTGGTTATTTTTTTGGTAATATCAATATTGTTATTAATATTAAACATGGATATTCAGACAAAAATATTGATTTAAGCAATACCGCTATTTTAAATAATAAAAAGTTAAATATAGATAATTTAAAAATTGTCGAAGCTGGGTTTAGAAAAAATGAATTAATTTTTAATTT